ATTAAACAGAAGTGAAAACTTCTCCTAGACGTTCTTTACCAACAACATAAAATCTGGGTCTATTTATAGACACTACCAGATCTAACTCACTATAATCCTAAACTTTCATCACCAGATTTCTCCTCTTTCTCAACAACCTACCCACTTTCAAAAGTGGTTAGACGAGTGTTCATCAACTTCTTCACCAACTTTCTGGGTTTCCCAGAAAAAGCGTTCATCTTCAACGGGGGTTCATATACTGTTCTTCACGAGAATTCCTGACATCTTTTGTCGATTCAACTTCAGCAATCGGTTCCGCTGCGCGGCCTTTCTTCTTCAAATGGAATCTCAGTTAGTAAATCCTCCGAGTGCCTTCAACTACATAGAGTCTCACCGGGACGAGTATCAACTTTCACATGACCTAACTGAGATAATTCTGCAATTCCCGTCGACGGCGTCGCAGTTGACGGCGAGGCTCAGTCGTAGCTGTATGAAGATCGACCACTGCGTCATAGAGTACAGGCAGCAGGTACCCATCAACGCGACGGGTTCGGTGATAGTGGAGATCCACGACAAAAGGATGACGGACAACGAGTATTTGCAGGCGTCGTGGACTTTTCCGATCAGATGCAACATAGATCTCCACTACTTTTCAGCTTCGTTCTTCTCGCTCAAGGACCCAATTCCATGGAAATTGTACTACAGGGTCTGCGATACGAATGTTCATCAGAGGACCCACTTCGCGAAGTTCAAGGGGAAGCTGAAATTGTCGACGGCGAAGCACTCCGTAGATATACCCTTCCGGGCACCGACAGTGAAAATCCTGTCCAAACAGTTCACCGATAAAGATGTGGACTTCTCCCACGTCGACTACGGAAGATGGGAAAGGAAGCCCATCAGATGCGGGTCCATGTCCAGGGTTGGATTAAGAGGCCCAATTGAAATCAGGCCTGGTGAGTCGTGGGCTTCCAGAAGCACCATAGGCGTGGCCCAATCAGATGCGGATTCGGAGGTGGAGAACGAGATCCACCCATACAGACACCTGAACAGGCTGGGGACCAGCGTTCTGGACCCAGGAGAGTCTGCTTCTATTGTGGGAGCCCAGAGAGCGGTATCGAACATCACGATGTCGATGGGCCAATTAAACGAACTAGTTAGGACAACTGTCCAAGAGTGTATTAATAGTAATTGTAGGGCTTCTCAGCCAAAATCATTGCAATAACATTCATGTTTCGTTGTTCATAATTGGACTATCCATTAATAGAATAAATGCTTAATTTATCATTAATCAACCGACATAATCAAGGTCGAAAGATACAAATGAGGATGCCTTAGACACAGTATCTGACATCCAACAATAATAAACTAAGAGGGCGTTCTTGCTGACGTTGCCATAGACACCCTTGCATGAATCACGTTCAAGATCCTTAAACGTGGACCAGCAGTTGATTCGCCTGTTAGAGAGTGCTGTGGAGCCTTCCACGTCGACCATAAGCGTATCCTTCTCCACGGACAGTACACGTTTGAACACGTGTCTTACGTAAAAGCGGTCTTTCAGGGAAGGGGTTATGCTGAGATTACCATGGCTGTGGATCCTTGCACCGAACAGCTCGTCGAATGTATGTAGACCACCAGATGCAGTCAAGTGGGGTTTACGATCCACAACCACAACCAGTGAGAATACTCCTTCGACCTTTGGCGCAGAACCGTCCATGTTCACGTCCGATGTGACACGTTCAATCTTAACAGTCCCTTTGAAACGGAGTCGTTTCAACTTGATATAGGACCTACTTCGACCCGGTTCTATCTTGCCCAGATCTGGATAACTGATAAATGTGGAAATGGCTGAATTGTGAGACATCACAAAATCAGGGCCATACTGATTCTCATGTATGGATTGGGCTGACATCTTGGGCTCATCACTGGTCTTGACAGATCGACCTCCTCGACGTCTCCCATCATGTCGTTTCCCAGCGGTTGAACGGTTAAACACAGTGTTACGTGTAGTAAATCGTCGGTTAGGGAAGTAATAACCACGTTTAACCCTCACAGGATACATTATCATGCGGTAATCAAAGGTTAAACACAGGTTGGGATGGACAAATTAAACGCGGTGGAAGGCTGAGTCAGCCTAAATACGATATGACTGTCGGTCTCCTCCATTATATACAAAGGGATGGTTCAAATTGGTTAAACAGACTCAGCAACATGGTCCAGAAAACGCCACGTCGATCGTGTAGTACAACGGGCCATAGTCTAGAGACGCGAGGAAATTTTTCAAATTTAAAGTATACTCGCGCGACTAGCAGTACTCCCTTTAATTCAAATTAAAGGGCAGTCAATAAAAAATGGAGAGGCACCAGCACCAATGAGAGAGCGCGTGTGAGAGCGGCACCATGGGGGGAGCGGTGGAGGGAGCGTACTCCAAAGCGCGGCCATCCGGTAATATTATAGCGGATGGCCGCCACGTGTGTGAACCAGATTGAGAGTTCTATAGAGGGTTCTACTATATATGAGACTCTAATACTCCAATTGAATGAGCAAGTTTGAGAGAGCTCAATTGGAGTCCCTCAACTGGAGTCCCACTTCTTATTACAAGAATGCCA